AGATGTGGGAAAGCGATGCGGTTATAGACCAAACCGAGCCGTCTAAAGAATTATTAAACATTCCCAAATATCACAGCAAGTATCTTGGTATTTTAACCAAGCATAAGATTGCGTCCAAAAAAGCCCACTTTGATTATCTACGTATGCGTAAGGTCAAATGGGAATACTTTACTGGCAAAATGTCCGAAGAAGAATTGGAACAATATGGTTGGGATCCATTTCAATTTGCACTCAAATCGGATATCAACACCTACCTAGAAGCAGATAAAGACCTCATCAAGTTACTTGAAAAGAAAGTATACCATGAAGAAGTCACATCCGTGGTTGAATCAATTATGGCCGAACTTAAACAAAGAACGTGGCAGTTAAGAGATTTTATATCTTGGGAGAAATTCATTGGCGGTCAATGAACACATCACAATAACCAAAGTAAACGAAGTTTACGGCAAAGTGGAATGCGAACGCCACGTTGCACGGGAACTATCAGAGTACTTTACGTTCTTTGTACCTGGTTATCAGTTCGTTCCAGCCTATCGGAATCGCATTTGGGATGGTAAGATTCGTCTATTCAATCTACAGACCAGTCAATTATATCTTGGACTAGTTCCATATCTTACAGAATTTTGTGATGAACGTGAATATGCCTACTCACATGACCTAATTGAAGATGAATATTCTGTGTATCATGCACATAAATTCTTTGATACTTTGAATCTACATTCACAAGGCAAACCAATTGGTGTCAGAGAACACCAACAAAATGCGTTCATCGAAGCAATACAAAAACGTAGAACCTTGTTGTTGTCACCGACTGCATCAGGCAAATCACTAATCATCTATTTGATTTGTCGTCAACTGTTGGACTATCAGAATCTTAAAGGCCTTATTATTGTACCAACCACCTCATTGGTTGAACAACTGTATGGAGATTTTGGAGATTATGCAAGTGAATCTGGTTTTAAAAACTACATGCACGTACACAGAATCTACCAAGGTAAAGAAAAGACAACAGACAAAGCAATAACAATCTCCACATGGCAATCACTTTACAAGATGCCACCAGAATACTTTCATCAATTTGATTACGTCATTGGTGACGAAGCTCATCTATTCAAAGCACAGTCTTTGACTTCCATATTAACATCATGTGTCAATGCCAAGTACCGTATTGGTCTTACTGGAACTTTGGATGGAACAAAGACACATAAGTTAGTACTAGAAGGTTTATTTGGACCAACTAAAAAAGTCGTAACAACCAAAGAGTTAATTGACAAGAAACAACTGTCATCTTTTAACATCAAGTGTTTGGTATTAAAACACTCTGAGGAGATTTGTCAACAAATGAAAGACAAGTCTTATCCAGATGAACTGAAGTACTTAATAGAATCTGAAAACCGTAATCGTTTCATCCGTAATTTGGCAGTAAGTTTAACCAAAAATACATTAGTATTGTTTCAAATGAAAAAACACGGTAAACTACTATACGAAATGATTAAAGAAAAGGCCGTTGGTCGTAAGGTATTCTTTGTTGATGGTGACGTTGAAACAGAAGTCAGAGAAGAAATACGTAGAATTATGGAATTAGAAAATGATGCAATTTTTGTGGCATCGTTTGGTACAACAAGTACTGGTACAAACATCAGAAATCTGCACAACATTATTTTCACATCACCATCTAAGTCTAGGGTTAGGAATCTACAGTCTATTGGCCGTGGTTTAAGACAGTCTGATGGCAAAGAGATTGCAACTCTTTATGATATTGCGGACGACCTTAGAATCAAAAAACATACAAACTTTACTCTGCAACACTTCGTAGAAAGAGTGAAGATATATAATGAAGAACAGTTCTCTTTTAAAATTTACAATATAGGACTAAAAAATGGCAGTTAAAATTTTACGATTTAAAGACGGTCTAGATGTAATCTGTGACTGCATTTTTGAAAAAGATAACAAAGTGGTGATTGACAATCCCATGTTGTTCGAGCTCAGAGGAACAAATCTTATGTTACAACACTGGTTACCGGTGTTCGTAATGAAAGGTGAGTCTGTTGAGGTTGGTATAGATAACATACTATGCACAATGGAACCAACCGATGATTTTGAAGAATATTATTCATCAGCTATCATTAAGTTGAAAGACTCTGAGAGGAAAGAAAGAGAAGTGGAACTCAACGATGAGGTACTAGCTGCTTTCGAAGAAAAGGAAATTGGTAAATCCTTAATACATTAACATCATAGGGGAACACCGAGGACTATAACACATGTCAAGCCCCTTGTCAACAACTTTTTATGGTACATTTGAATGAGTAAACAAAAACATTATATAAACAATCAAGACTTCCTAGCGGCACTGGTAGATTATAAATCTAGATGTGTAGAAGCTGAGGCTGCCAACAAACCAAAGCCAAACATTCCAAATTACATTGGTGAATGTTGGATGAAAATTGCCGAAGGTCTGTCACATAAACCAAACTTCATTAACTACACGTACCGAGATGAAATGGTTTCGGATGGTATTGAGAATTGTTTAATGTACTTTGCAAACTTTGATCCAACAAAGTCTTCCAATCCATTTGCATACTTTACTCAAATCATTTACTTTGCCTTTCTAAGACGCATACAGAAAGAAAAGAAACAGTTGTATGTGAAGTATAAAGCCACAGAGATGTATGGTATTCTGGATGAGTTTGAAATGTTGGAAGGTGAAGATGGTAGTACCAAACAATTTGAACTATATGATAATATTGCAGAGTTTATCGGAACATATGAGGATGCCAGAAAAGCAAAGAAAGCCGAAAAAGATGCGGCAAAGAAACCAAAAGGACTTGAAAAGTTTATTGAGGAGTGAATATGATTACATTGATTGGCCATGGTTATATTGGAAGTTTTATACAAAAAGAATTGGAACAAGAAGGTTTGAAATATAACTGGATTTCTCACAAAGATTTTGTTCCTATGAATACAAGTTACATTATCAATTGTGCGGGATATACCGGCGTTCCAAATGTGGATGCCTGTGAACACAATAAACAAAAAACAATTGAAGGTAATGTTTTGTTTCCATTAAGTTTGGAAAAAGCGATAGATGTTCCTATCATGCATATTTCATCTGGTTGTGTTTATACCGGATATAAAGATGGTGGTTGGTTAGAAACAGATACACCAAACTTTAATTTTGATAATGCATCTTTTTATAGTGCATCCAAAACTCTGGCCCAAGACCTACTTACACCATACCTACACAAATCTTACCTAATGAGAGTAAGAATGCCGTTTTGTAGTACAAATAATCCAAAAAGTCTATTGACAAAATTAAGTAAATATGATAAACTTATAGATAAAGAAAATTCTGTCAGTTGTGTTTATGATATTGCAAAAGTTGCCGTATTCTTTTATAAAAATGAACCAAAATTTGGAATTTATAACCTGTGTAATACAGGATCCACAACAACGAAGAAAATTTCTGATAAAATGGGGTTGAACAAAGAATGGTTTACCGAAAAACAATTTAAAGATTCGGTAATTGCACCTCGTTCAAACTGTGTTTTGAATACCGATAAGTTGGAATCTGTTTATAAAATTAGATCCACTGATGAGGCTCTTGATGAATGTATTGGGGAATTGAATAAATGAAAATAGGATTTAATTGTAGTACGTTGGATTTGTTTCATGCTGGTCATGTTACGATGTTAAAGATTGAAAAACAACACTGTGACCATTTGATTGTTGCAGTACAATCAGACCCGACTATTGATAGACCTGATAGTAAAAACAAACCAGTACAGTCTTTGTATGAAAGGTTTGTTCAAGTGTCTGGATGTAAATATGTTGATGAAGTATTGGTGTATGAAACAGAAGAAGATTTGGAAAACATTTTCAAAACACAAACTATTCATATACGGTTTTTAGGTGATGAATACAAATCAAAACCCTTTACCGCAAAACAATACTGCCTTGATAACGGTATAGAGTTGTTCTTCCATGATAGACAACATCCATACAGTAGTTCTAAATTGAGACAAAGAGTATATAATGCTGAGGTTGAAAGATTGAAAAAATTAAACA